GCCCCGAGGAAGGCCCCAAAATCCCGTCCGTTGCCGCTACTGAGGACACCTGGCACATTTTCCCAAACGCACCACTTGGGTCTAAATTTGTCAAGAATTCCAACATAGGTGAGTGCAAGGTTTCCTCTAGGGTCATCAAGTCCTTTTCGCAATCCTGCGACTGAGAATGATTGGCAGGGAGTTCCCCCGACCAGAAGTCCAATTGAATCAAGATTCCACTCCTTATATTTTTTCATATCGCCCAAATTTGGAACACCGGGATAATGGTGCGCCAAAACTTCACTTGGGAATTTTTCTATTTCACTAAAAGCCGCTGGTTTCCAACCTAAATCATGCCATGCGACAGTAGCCGCTTCAATGCCAGAACAAACTGAAAGATAGTTCATGCTCTAGCCCTTTGCTCTCTTTTATCAATAATAAACTTCTTCATCTCAAAATAGCTTCCAAATCGGGCTAGGCGAGGATCGCCGCCACATTCGACCCGGTAGGCTTCTTCTATCTGTTGATCTGTTCCTAGCGGCAATTCCTTGGTTTTCTGTGCCGCTTGCTGTATCCAACTTGCTTCAAATGATCGCCAACCTTTAAAAATAATGGTTTCCAATACTTGATCTAATGGCATTTTGGCTAAATTAGCTTCTTTTATTAATCTTGCCAATACTCGATCTGTTACTGGTGCTTTTAATCTTTTTCTATAAATTAAAAAATCATCCCATAAATCACTACTCACCCCGGCAGGGGTGAGCAATGCTTTTGTTTGTTTCTTTATTATTGATTTATGATTAATGATTAATGATTCTTGATTAATGATTGGTTGAACGGCTGTTGAACGGCTGTTGAACCGCTTTTCAGCAGATGCTTTACCAGCCCTTGATGCCTGTTCAGATTTAGCATGATATTTGGCTATTTCCAAATTGCATCGATCATGAACAAAACCAGATTCACATTCTGTGAAAAATTCATGCAAAATTGCATAAGTCATTTGTATATTTGCTATACGCAATTTGCGAGAAATCATCTCTATATCGCTAGGAATTGGCTTCTCAGAATCATAGTAAAAATTTACCAATCTAAGGTAAATAGCTTCTTCTTCTAAGGATAAATGGGCTGTGTTGGACACCCATTCTTTGATTTCAAATTGAAAATAATGCATATATTCCTTTGTCAAAGGCAGTCAAATGGTGGACTTGGCAGGGGGTGACTAAGCCCTTTTCGAGTTGCAACTCTAGCCTGTCCATAGATTGTACTTCTAAAACTCAAATTCCTTAACATCATACCGCCCATTGTCTTTTTTAAACCATCCAAAGACAATAATTCGCCAGCCAGCTTCCAACAATAGGGGTAAATACTCAGATTCTTCTATTTTTTTGATTCTAGCGGCAATATTGGACTTGCTGGTAATCTGCACTCCAATTGTTTCGCCTTTTCCAATAGCCAATATGTCGAACACTCCAAACAAGTCTTTTTTTCTTTTTGTGAAGGCATTGTAGCTTTCGACTATATCGCATTGGTATCCCCGGTCTTTGAGAAGCGCTACAGTTCTTTGATTTAGGCTGGTCATTTGGCAATAATACACCAGCTCGATTATTTTTCATTTTCTTGACCTAGGTCAATTTTTTAGGTCAAAATCAGGAATACAGTTATTACATCAACAACCGAAAGGAATTACAAAAATGAATCAAATTAAAATGTTAGGTAGCACAGAAGCGCAATTACAAAAACACTTTGAATCTGTTTACAACATCAATATGTATATGGCTGGAATTTTGTCTGATGCACAAGAATTAATTGCAATGGGCAAAACTGAAGAAGCAAACCAAATTATTAACCAAACAAAATATTATTTTTTTGAATACACAGATACAAGAAATGAAATTAAAGCAATAAAACAAGATTAATCAACCGCCCTTCGGGGCTTTACCATAAGAGAAAATATGAAAAACCCTTTAACACTACAGCAACAACAGCGCCTTATTAATGCATCCAGCAAAGTAAGCCGGGAAGAATGGAGTAGATTGCCAGTTGGCATTACTGAACAAATTGCCGCCCGGATTGACCATGTATTGCTTGAATTGCATGAAGAAAATCCGCTTGCCTTTAGCACTATTGCTTATTTCGATGAAGCACTTGGCAAAGTAGTATTTACCAAAAAAGCAGTTGGTATTGATTTCTTTAAATATTCATCAAGGAGATAACATGAATACCTATGAAATTATTGGTGTAATTGTTTTAGGTGTAATTCTTGGCGCAATGTTCGGATGGGGGTTTTAATTATGGGAATGTCTATGCATGATCGCTATTATGAGCCAGAAGATGAAGAAGATTTTGATGAAGAAATTGCTGAGTTGCTCAATGGCGACTTTAGCCCGGATTTAGAAGAAAATATCAAAGAAGCATTTATGAATGATGCTTTCTTTGGTGATCATTGGGCTACATTGGTCAAAGCACTCCAAAACAATGAAAAGGAAAAGATTGGTCTAATCATTTCTACTTGCATTTATGAATACTGGGAAAACTCTGCTGAAAGGGCTGTCCATGATTAATTACTTAATTTGGTTTTTTGGTTTATCTGGTGCGGCTACTTGGGCATTTGTAATTTTTGTAATTGCAAATATTTGCTTGCAACTTTGGAATCAAGAAAAATGAGAAAAAGAACTATTCAAGCCATGCAATATACACAGATGGCAATTGAGCAAATGATTAGCCCGGTGCAACCAGTTTATCCTGTGTATCCGACCCACAATAAACAACCGCCAAAGGATAGAAAATGATAATGCTACTTGTTGCTTTCTTTTTCTTTCATGCGGATGTAAGTTGGATTTGGTGGGCTTTGTTTTGTGTAATTGCAATTGCTGATTTTATTAAATTTTGTAGGGATATGACATGAGTAAATACAAAGAACTTAGAACAATAGATGTATCTGGTGAAATCAAAAAGATGGGTAAATTTAATTACTTGCCTTGGACTTATGCTGTTGATACTTTGTTACAACATGACCCAGAAGCCAATTGGACTTATGGAGAGCCGCAAATTTACAACGGCACTCTAATGGTTAATTGTTCTGTTACCGCTTTTGGCAAAACCATGACTGAATATCTGCCAGTTAAAGATAACAGCAATAAACCAATTATGAACCCTACAGCAATGGCTGTTAATAATGCTCAAAAAAGGGTGTTGGTAAAGTGCATCGCAATATGTACCGGGATTGGTTTATCATTGTATGCAGGGGATGAATTTTGGGATGAACCAGAAGAATCACCAACAGATAAAATTATTGCCCAATTAGAAAACTGTAAAACCGCAGATGAACTTAAAATTGTTTTTGGATTAGCATGGGCTGAGTTAAAAACCAAAAAACAAAAAGAGCAAATCCAACCAATCTATGAAAAGAAAAAGGTAGAACTCAATGCGATTAGCCCAAGAACAACCTGATAATGTTTGTTTTGATTGTGGAATTAAATGGGGATCAGAAAAACCCAAAAACCATGATTACCGGGTCTGGCTAGATACTTGTGATGTATGCAATAAATTAACCGCAGTAAGTGATGCCGCAGAATACAAATATTTGAAAGTAGGTTGGGATGGATCAGAAGTTTTGTGTTAGTTGTCAAGTAATGCGAGAAGCAAAAGGCTTTAAATTAGTATTAAGAAATAAAACAAAAGTTTGGAAGTGCGCTAATTGTCTGAAAAGGCAATCCGATCAACACTATAGGAGTAAAAATGATAGATAGAGATTTTATTTATACAGCCGCAAGTACCGATATAACTATTCGCTGGCGCAAGATTTATGGTTATGTCCCGGCAAGTGAACAGGAATTCTATAAAAAGAAATGGTCTGATTTTAAAGCATTATTTCATAGGACATTGGATGATTCTGATGCTATATTTATTGATCCGAAAGTGCAACAGATTTGGCAAAAACAGCGAAAGCATAAGGTATGAATCCATTTGCACAAAAGGAATTTGATAAGATACCTAAAGCGGTCTATGCACCAGAAGAATATTTTGAAATGGGCTGGATGGCGGCGGTTAATGCTTTGTCTAAGGAATTTATGACTAAATGGGAACAATCAGAACTGGATGATATTCAATTAATCCAAATGCGCCCAACCGATCAAATGCCAGATGATGAAGCAGAATAGTTGGTATCCACTTTGTTTTGAATCAAAAGCCAAATATGAATCATGGAAAGATGCAAGGAATTATGCCCATGAAGTAGCTTCGGTTTGCGATGATTGCGATTCGGATTATTCAACAGAAATGCAAAGACAAAAAAGATGCAACCCACAGGATGCTATTTTTAATTCAACCAACAGTAGGAAGCCATGCAAACAAAAGACTATTCAGAACTTTACTTAGATACCCAAGTAGCAATCAAAAACTGCCATTTGTTTTGTTTAAAGAGTGATTGGGAATCAGCAGGAAAAGCGGCAGAAGCGGCATCAGAATATGCAAAACAACTACAGGACACTATAAAAACCTATGACAACATTTACAACAGAAGATCGGCTTAATTCTTTAGAACCCATCCCATTTGCCGGGATGATTGATTTAGAAATTAAACAGGGAACAGAAGAATGGCATCAAATCCGGCTTGGCAAAGTAACAGCCAGCCGGGTTTCTGATGTTATGTCTAAGATTAAATCGGGAGAATCAGCAGGGCGCAAGAACTATAAGATGGATTTGGTGGTTGAAAGGCTCACAAACACACCTACAAGCAGTTTTACCAATGCGGCTATGGCTTGGGGTACAGAAACCGAACCATTGGCTAGAATGGCTTATGAAGTCTATTCTGGGAACTTTGTAGAAACTGTAGCTTTTGTGCCACACAAAACAATCGAATGGTTTGGTTGTAGCCCAGATGGTTTAGTTGGTGAAGGGTTAATGGAAATTAAATGCCCTAATACAGCTACTCATATTGATTATTTGTTGGCTGGAGTTCCCCCGGCAAAGTATGTCCCACAAATGCAAACACAGATGGCTTGTACAGGGGCTAAATGGTGCGATTTTGTATCATTTGATCCTAGGCT